AGTGAAGCACTCATCAACAGCCTGACACAGCTTGGCGCGGTGATGTCCAGCCATAGTCCCTTTGTTCCAGTCATGCCCCATTGTCATGCCGTAAGCATGGTGGAGAAGGCGCTTGAAACACTCAGGCACAGCTACCGGCGCTGGAGGGGCGGTGTAGAGCGGCATTACCTCAATATTGAAGATATCCCCCTCGCTTGGACACGCCTCTGCGCTACCGTAAACCCAAGGGTGAACGACTCCGTTACGCTTGTTGATTAATCTGTGCGCCCACGCCACAGGCTCCGCTTCGAGCGATGCCAGCAGCGCCAGCACGGTGGCGGGGTTGGCTGCGGCGATAAATGCAGCATCACGCGCTTCGTTTTCACTGAATACCATGGCTATTTGCTCATGGTTCACGCCGTCAGTGGAGTAAATCTCATCGTCGAACTCAACAGCCCACCGGCCTTTCGTCGCCTTCTCCGCTGCTTCCCGTAATCCACGTTTGTCGATGTTGCTCATTGGGCGGCCTCCTTGCGAATCTGCTCCCTGAACAAGCGGGCTGAGACGATGATGTCTCTGATGCGTACTGATTTTTCGTCGAACTGCTCACCACCGTTTTTAATATGCGCATCCAGTTCTGCACTGTGATGCTGAATGAAAGCGTTGAGGTCATGCGCCCGCACTTCAGCCAGGAAAGCGTCTGTGGCCGGGGTTTCGCAGTCGAGCACATACTGGAATTCATGAAGCGTCTGACCATCGATAAAATCCCCGATCTCCGGGTCGATCAGTTTATTGAACTTTGCGTACACGGCGCACGCTTCACCCAGAAGCTCGCGGCCCTTAGCCTTCACCCCCGCATTCTCAGCAGCCAGCGCCGCGCACATGGCATCTGCTTCGGCAAATTTACGCACAAGATACTCGGCGTTGGTTTCGTTAACCTTCAGATCGCGTGGAATGCACTTGCCACGCAGAAAACCTTCCATCTCAAATAATTTCATACCCCTGCCCTCTCCCAAACCATCAATACTCGCTTCATCGCAGCGCTGTTGCGGCACTCCTGAAATATTCCGTTGGTGCAGCTGCGCGCGGTGCCATCCTGCTCTTCCGGCGTCGCCAGGCGATAAGTCACCGTTCGCCAGACCTTGCTCACGCGGACAATCTTGCGGGACCGTTCCAGATCGATAGCGTTCTTCGTGATGCAGTTGATCGTCATACCGCATTCTGTGGCCACATCCTTCGCGGTGAAGGTCCGGTGCGTTTCGAGATAACGCAGAATTGCCTGTTTGCCTTTCATCAGAAGCCCCCTTTCTTTTTCGGCTGCTGCTCGCGCCCGCGGCGTTCTGCGGCGGCGGCCTGCTGGTCTGTGTCGTAAATTGCCCCGTTGATCTGATTGCAATAAACCGTTCCGGTACTGCCGTGGCGGTTGAGTCGCAGGATTAACTCGGTTTCTCCTGGCGGCACGCTGTCATCGAAAGCACCTTCCCGGTGGATGCCAACCCAGTAGTCGCAGTCCTGCTCAATCTGTCCTGTGTCGCGGGAATCGCTCGGCAACGGGCGTTTATTCACTCGCTTCTCAAGTTCACGGTTTAGCTGAGTCAGCAGCACGACGACGCAGCCAAGCTCTTTGGCGAGGTTCTTCAACCCTTTGGTGATCATCCCGTAGGCCAGGTCATTACGGTCGGCTTTTTCGGCTGTCATCAGCGTCAGGTAGTCAACCAGGATCATGCCTACGCAGCCCTTCTCGCGTTTGATTCGGCGGCTTTCGCTAACGATGTGCGCCAGTGACAGTCCCGGAGTGTCGTCGATGTACAGCATGTCGATTTCACTCAGCCGGCCAGCTGTAGCGATCGCCTTCTTAAAGTCTCCGTCGTAGTCGCCCTGGTACTGGTCATCGGCGTCATCCGTGGCGGGCATGTAAAAAATGCTCGGATTTACGCCGGACTTCTGACCAACCAGTTTTTCGAGGATCTGGTCGCTCGGCATTTCAAGGCTGAACATCAGCGCTGGCTTTTTCTCACGAACCGCGCAGTTGATCGCCATCTGCCCGTATAGGGTTGTCTTGCCCATCTTTGGCCTTGCGCCAATCACGAACAGAGAGCCTTTAACCAGGCCTTTCGGTGCCAGCAGCCGATCGAGTGACGGGATACCGGTACTCATGCCGCGCTGTTCGCCTGAAGGGTCAAAGCGTTTCTCCAGATCTGATACCCAGTCATCCATAACCTCGCCGAACGACCGCAAACCACGGCGACTTCCGGTTTTTGAATGGTCTGCGAGCTGGGTGAAAATACCCTGAATGGCCTCGTACTTCTGCGTGGCGCTCATGCCGTTACGGGAATACAGCAGCTCAGTAGCTTCGGTCAGACGGTTGATACCGTAGCGCTCCATTGCGGCTTCCCGGACTGATGCTGCGTATGCCACGATGTTCGCAGCGCTTGGAGTGTTCTTGGCGATCTCCGCCAGGTAAGCAAAGCCACCTACCTGCTCCGCGAGCCCTTTGCCTTCAAGCGCGTCGAACAATGTCAGACCATCGACTGGCTTGTTGTCGCGGAACATCTGGCGCATCTCGGCAAAGATCAGCTGGTGAGGTCGGCTGTAGAACGACTCAGGCTTGAGCATCGCCAGAACCTTCTGGACTCGCTCGCTGTTGTCATCATCCAGCAGCAGGCCACCGATAACGCTCTGCTCTGCTTCGAGGTTTTGCGGTACAGCCATGAATTCAGCGGTCATCACGATCCCCCTCGCGCACTTCAATGTAGAGCTTTTCGGTCAGGAACTTATCGAATTTCATGCGGCGCCAGGTCTTCCCGGATTTCTGGTCTGGTCGGTCTTCAAGCATCCATCGGCAGTTCTGAGCGATGTAGCGCAGATAACTTCTGAAACCGTCCATATCCATCGGCTTGCCGTCCAGGTTGCGGGCGATCTTGTTAGCCTTACCCCAGAAGGTGCGGATCAGATTGCGTCGCTCATCAGTGAGGCATCTCCATCCCCGTGCTTCAGGCAGTTCGTCTTTCAGGCATTGCCATACTTCATCGCATGACAAACGAGACTTTTTCTCTTCAGCGGGTTTCTGGTCATTTGCGACATACTTACTACCGTTAGGTAGTAAGTTATTTAATATATTGTTATCTGTGGACACTGGCTGGACATCGGCTGGACACTCCACCTCCACAGGCATTGGTACGACTGCGTTTGGGCTGGACACCGGCTGGACATCGGCTGGACAAAAATTTGACTGATATTCGTCATATTTGACCACTTTTAGAACAGTAAAACGGTTGTTCGATTTGGTGGTGATCATGCCCAGATTCTGGAATTTACGGAGCAGTGATTTAACGCGATCAGCGGTCAAACCCGTTTCCATTGCCAGCGTGTTTCGCCCGGTAATGAACTCTCCGCGTTCGCAGATCACATCGCCGACATCAGTCGATACCAGTGTCTGTTCGTGATTAGCACGCAGGAGCAGGTGAACCCATAAATGAGCCGCCTCAGCGTCCTTGTAGAACGGCACATCCATAATTTTACGGTGCAGCAAGGCAAACCCCTTACCGTCATTCGTGCGCGGTTTCTGGAGCCTTCTGGCCTCTCTGGCTTCGGCTAAATTGGATACGTTACCCACGGCCAATCTCCTTACGTTTCAGTTCTTCAAGAATGGCGCGCATCTTCTCTGCCACAATCGGGTTAACCGAGCGGATGAAGCGATCGCGGGTTATGTTTTTATGTACAGCGGTATGGTAATAGCGTGGATTTTTTGCCATTATTCCTCCTGCAACTACTCTCTTTTTTGCACCTGAAAGCCGTTGGTGTTCCAGCACCGCGGCTTTTCCCCTTTCTACGTTCATGCTTCAAAATCTCCCTTCACCCCATCCCGGTTCGAAATCAGGATGGCCAGCAGCAGCGACATGTTCGGTACCAGGTTTTCCCGCCACCGGCTTACGGTTGATTTATTCACGCCAGCTACTTCGGCGATCCTGGTTGTCCCAAGATCTGCGATTTGCCGCTGCACCCAGCTCTCAATTCGTCGTGCCTCCGCTTTGTTGCGTGTCGTTAAGGTCTCCATTTGCGATACTTCCTCTGATTTAATTGGTTATGCCGCGGTATTTCGCGGCGAGGCAAAAACCAGGCTCTCTTTGAGCACCGGATCCTGGCGGTGAAATTTTTTTGTGGCATCTTCGATAGCCGATGCCATTTCTGGTGATGCGCGACGATTTCCGTAAGCGATCTGGTCCAGATAACCTGGCGTTGTGTTTGCCAGTTTTGCGAGCTGCGCCCATTCGTCTGTAGTGGCGCCCTTACGCCAGCGATGCAGTTCAGTACTCATTGGTGTCTCCGGTTGAGTCGTTTGATTTGGAGTTTAGCGTTATGCTAAATACTACGCAAGCAACATTTAGCAATTTGCACATTTATCATTTTGCTAAAAGCAGTAACAATGCAGGGATGGAAAATAAAGAAATCAGAAAAGCCAACCTGGAAGCGCTGTATGAGAAGCGCCAGCACGAGTCTGGAATGACAAAGGCGCAGTTCGCCGAGCTCATCGAGACAAGTCCGGCTGCGCTTAGCCAGCTGCTGGGACCAAACCCTCATCGCAATATCGGCGATAAGATGGCTCGCAAAATTGAAAGTGCGCTTGATCTGCCTTTTGGTTGGATGGATGTTTTACACACCAGTGAAGAACCTTCGAACGTTGCATTTCGAGGACTGAACGAGACAAAAGGAAGTTATCCTGTAATCAGCTGGGTAAGCGCGGGGCAATGGATGGAAGCTGTAGAACCTTATCACCGAAGAGCGATAGATCGCTGGTATGACACGACTGTTGACTGCTCAGAAGATTCATTCTGGCTTGACGTTAAAGGGGATTCTATGACCTCCCCGGCCGGGCTGAGCATACCAGAGGGGGCAGCGATACTTGTTGATCCTGAAGTCGAACCGCGCAACGGGAAGCTGGTTGTCGCGAAGCTTGAAGGCGATAACGAAGCGACCTTTAAGAAGCTTGTAATCGATGCCGGCAGACGCTTCCTTAAGCCTCTTAACCCCGCATATCCAATGATAGAGGTTAACGGCAACTGCAAAATTATCGGCGTTGTGGTTGATGCCAAGATACTGAACATCCCATAACCTCACGCAAATCCCGCTCAAGCCCGCCATCGCGCGGGCTTTTTTTCGCCCTAAATTCCTGCCCTGTAAATTTTTAATCGCTTATTAATCAATGCGCTAAATAAAACCCACCAATAATTTAGCATTTTGCTATTGCGCATAATTTAGCATCACGCTAAATTTACCCCATCGAAACGAAACATCGACAGCTGAGCGAAGTTAGCCAGCGGCGGACAGCAAGTCGCCTGCTTTTTAACAACATGCAGATTTACAGCGTCAATGACCTGTTAAGACCCCTACACGTAAACGTGCTGTATCACCGGGTGCGATCCGGTCGGTGAGAGAGTATCCCCGCGCGAGAGCGAGAACGGCGTGAGAACGGGCAACACTGGCAGGGAGTTGGCGCTGACCAATACAGGGAATGTTATGGGATGTGGTGAAGGGTTCATGGACGGGAATATGTCGCACGTAAAGCGGCGAGGCCCGAGGAGCTATTGCCGAAGATAAGTAGGCCGAATCGGGTCGAAATGGGTCTCCCACCTACCACATCGCCAAAGCATTTCTCCCGCATCAGCGGGTAACGACAGAGGGTAAGGGGATGATCGACGACATCAAGCGCATCGACTCAATGATAAATGCGCTTCGCAATATGAAACAGGACATCAAGCGTCAGCAGAAACTAAGTGAAATAAACAGTTTAGACCTGTCGCCGAAGCAAGCTCAAAAGCGCAATGCCGATGCTGACTGGATTGCGATGGAACAGATTAAGCGTCGGCATGAGCTGCACGCTCTGTCTGTTGAGCTTGGGTTCGCTGAGCGCCGGGAAAGTTATGCTCCATTTGAATTAACTGACGGGTGGCACCGATTCGACCACAAGCCGCGCGAACCTCAATAGCCGCCTAACCAGCGGCTTTTTCATACCTGGAGTCATTTACGAGTGGCTCAAGTTATGACAACCGGCGGCCATCCACCGCCCATTGAAACACTGAATAAATGCGTTGAAGTCTTGTATTAACCGTTCCGCTGGCCTGGCGACAAGGGCAAACGAGGGGATTGAGATGAAAGGTAATACGAAGAAAACAGGCATGATCGGCTTTGGAGCATGCTGGGCACGTAAATTCTATTCACGCCAAAAGCCAATGCAACTCCCAAGTTCTCGATCGAATGGCGGGAAAGGTTCAAACAGCCCTGAAGCAAAACACCATCGCCGCGCCCAGCAGAGATTCAACAAAACAGGCGGCATTCCTCGCGGCAAAGCCTACGTGAAAATGTACCGCCTGGGATATCGCAGCGAGAGCCGAAAAGACCTTATGCGAGCGACTCAATAGGTTTCAGGGCTAACGGCTGATCCTGTTCCGGCACATATCGCTCTTTGACAATAACAGCCAGTTTTTGCTTAGCCGCAGGGTCGTCATTAGATGTGACGAGTCTGTTTATCTGTTCTGAAAGTGAAAACCATCCGTGAGTATCGCAAACGTAAACCACTGATGGAACTTCACGAATAGTTGGTGGTTTTACTTTGATGTTAACCAACTGATTTGTCTGGTTAAAAGACAAAGAATCTTCACCACAAATAGGACATGGCTTAGTTACTGATTTCATAGTTATTCCTTGCTGGCTGTGTGAGAACTACCAGCATACCACCGAGCCTGAAGTGGATAAAAGACAGGCACATAAGAGTGGGTTTCGCGGTGGTGAACTGCAGAGTTAAAACGCTCAACTGTGAAGATCAGCACCACGGCACCACCAGCGAAGTTCACTCAGCAATAGTGGAGAACATCATGGTTCATCAGCACTACGGTACACAGACAGTAAACCGCGGCGCAGTTCAGCCGGGGATGCTCGTCAAACACAAGGATTCAACCTGGACGGCATCAGCTAATGCTCGTGGTCGTTTGTATCTGCATCGCGGCGTTGAGATGACTTACACCAGGGATTTGCTGGTTGAAGTTTATCTGAACGGTCTGGGGAATGGCCTCAGCCATTAACGGAGAGTTGCCAAAACACTTTAAGGACAGGTGATGAAAAAAGAATGTGGTTATTGCCACAAGCCTGTTGAAGAAGGCGCAGAAGTAAAGAGCACCTTGCTCTATCTCAACGGTTCGCAACTGGCACAGAAAGAAAAAGAATATTGCTCTAAGCAATGCGCTGAATACGACCAGATGGCGCACGAAAGTTAAATAGCAGTCCTGAAATATGAAATGAAAAATTCGCCATTAATTTGGCGCGGCTTCTTACACCCTTAATTTAACAACTGGAGATTTTATGGAAATCGTAAAAATCGAAATGAACCTGAAAGCAGTGAATAAAGAAGTGGCTGTATTCAACTGCGAGAAGAAAGTATCAGGCGTTATTCACTCAACTACAAACGGTGAAACAACAGTCATTCTCGACGGTGGCTATGTGCTTGGCAAGTTTGATTGCCCGCACTGCGCCATTGAGGAGATCAGCTTGCTGGTACTCAAAATCAGCGATAGCGATTACGCCGGCTGTGGAACCTACCGTACATACAAGCAAGATTTTATGAATGAGGCGATCGTAGCCGTCAGTTAAGCGAAAGCCCACCGAAGTGGGCCCGCCATGTCCGGCCTCACCGACCAAAGTTACACCGGAAACAACATTAAAACCAAAGTTAACCCAATGGGCGCTATCAATGGTCCGGGGATTCTAACACCCAAAAATGAGGATCTCACATGGAATTTTTCCATCTGATAAAAGCCAGTCAGAAGTCTGGCAAGAAAGATGCAGTGATTTGGTTCACTGCGAAAAGTGTAGCGCGCGCCAATCTCCAACTCGATGTGGCACTGGAAGAAGCCGGAATTGAAGAAACTGGCCGCGGTAAAGATTATGCCAAACCAATCCGCACCGATTTCCCGGTATATGACGACCTGCCGGAAGAAGGCGCAGTGGATTACACCTGGTGCGAACGCTACGAACTGCAGAACGATGACCGCACCTGGCTGCCAAAAGTCACAGCTGAAAACTCTGACGAGAAAACGGCTCAGACCGTTGATAGTCACATAACTACTGAGTCAACGCTGTCAGAAACCGCTGGCATCACGCTGGACGAACACGACGACGACTCAACCCTCTACCCGGTAGTGCAGATGCCGTTTCGTAAGCAACTGCTTTCCCAGTTCACCGCCGACGAACTGCGCCACCACGTAACCCACGAAGAGTACGAAGCTATCGGCGCGCTGGAGATGGACACTGATAACAGTTACGTCCAGAACTTGCTGTTAGCTGCTGAGAACTGCCCGGAAGTGAAGGGTTACGACACCAAAGACCTGTGGCGCTACACCGATGCCATTCGCAAAGTGTTCAGCCAGGACAAGCGTCACGAACTCGCGCTGGTACTCCGTTTCACCAGAATGTGGGCGGCGACTGATTACATTGACCGTGGCATCCTGGCGCGTGAATGGGCCGCCGGTAATCGCATCAGTAGTGTGCAGCGTACTGATTCCGGCACTAATGCCGACGGCGGTTACGTCACTGACCGTGGACCTGACGCACACCACACACTGGACACTCTCGATTTAGAGATTGCGTGTGCCCTTCTGCCTATGGACTTCAACCACTTCGAGATCCCGGGCAGCATTCTTCGTCGCGCTAAAGAAATCGTGACCAAAAAAGAAGAACCATGGAAATCATGGAGCAACATCCTGCGCAATCAGCCAGGCGTTCTGGGTGTTAACCGCACGGCTATTTTTAACCTGGTACGTATCGCACCGGAAAATATTCATTTAACCCCTGTCGCTCACCTGGAATTTGTTAACCAGACCATGACTGCTGAATTCAACTCTGCGGTTGAGTTATTGCCGTTGCATGAAGCTGAAGTAGCAACTCAGGAAATTCACCAACCTGAAAGTAAGGAGTCTCCGCGCAAATCCTTCTGCACTCACGAAGAGAACCTGCAACGCGTGCGTGAAGAAGGAGCACGCCGCCGCGCAGAGGAAGCGGCAGCACAACCGCAGAAAGTCGAACAAGAACTGGTTAAAAATGTCGGCAACGGAATATTCGACGTTACGGCTTTGCTGCAGAACTCAGCAACTCATGGCACGAAAAAGGCTACGGAGACCACCAGCAATGTGCAGGTTCAAGAAACTGTCAGTGATGAAAAACAAGCTGGTGATGAAGTACAGCCAGGCGAAAGCAGTCTGGAGTCTGGTGAAGAGTCAGATACCAGCCAGAAGGACGATGTAGACCAGAATACGGATTCTGTCGCCAAAAATAGCGATTCTGTAAGCCAAACCGAACCAGTTGCAGCACAAACCGAGCCAGAAGCGCAATCTGACGAACCAGCTGTTGTTTATCCCGCTTATTTCGAGCCAGGCCGCTATGAAGGGCTGCCAAACGAGGTTTACCACGCCGCCAACGGCATCAGCTCAACCCAGGTGAAAGATGCGCGCGTTTCGCTGATGTACTTCAATGCGCGCCACGTAGAGAAAACCATCGTCAAAGAGCGCTCAGCGGTGCTGGACATGGGCAACTTGGTGCATGCGCTGGCGTTGCAGCCTGAACTACTGGACGCAGAATTCAGCGTTGAACCGGTGATCCCTGAAGGCGCATTCACAACGGCCGCGACCCTGCGCGCCTTTATCGATGAGCACAATGCCAGCCTGCCGGCGCTGCTGTCTGCCGACGACATCAAGGTGTTACTGGAAGAGTACAACGCCACCCTGCCGCCGCAGGTTCCGCTTGGCGCTAACCTGGAAGAAACGGCACAGAACTATATGGCGCTGCCAGCTGACTTCCAGCGTATTGATGGTGACCAGAAGCAGACGGCGACGGCAATGAAGGCATGCATTAAAGAGTACAACGCCACCCTGCCGCCGCCGGTTAAAACCAGCGGCAGCCGTGACGCGCTGCTGGAGCAGTTGGCAATCATCAACCCTGACCTTGTGGCTCAGGAAGCACAGAAACCGGCACCACTGAAAGTGTCCGGTACCAAATCAGACCTGATTCAGGCCGTGAAGTCTGTTAATCCGGAAGCCGTATTCGCCGACGAGTTGTTGGATGCGTGGCGCGAGAATCCGCATGGGAAAGTGCTGGTCACCCGCCAGCAGCTGAGCACCGCACTGGCCATTCAGAAAGCCCTGCTAAAGCACCCAACCGCCGGGATGCTGCTTCAGCATCCGAGCCGCGCTGTTGAGGTGAGCTATTTTGGCTTTGACGACGAAACCGGACTTGAAGTCCGCGTGCGTCCTGACCTTGAGATCGACTTGGACGGGGTACGCATCGGTGCCGACCTTAAAACCATCAGCATGTGGAACATTAAGCAGGAAGGTCTGCGCGCCAAACTGCACCGGGAAATCATCGACCGTGACTATCACCTGAGCGCCGCCATGTATTGCGAGACCGCGGCACTTGACCAGTTCTTCTGGATTTTCGTCAACAAAGACGAGAACTACCACTGGATCGCCATCATCGAGGCATCCGCTGAACTGCTAGAGCTGGGCATGCTCGAGTACCGCAAGGCGATGCGCGCTATCGCTACCGGCTTTGACACTGGCGAATGGCCAGCGCCGATCACCGCTGATTACACCGACGAACTGAACGACTTCGACCTGCGCCGCCTTGAAGCGCTGCGTACTCAGGCATAAGGGGAATGATGATGGAAAACACGAATATCGTAACCGCTGAACAGCAGACTCCAAACACGATCTCAGCCAGCAATGCCATTTTCAACGTGCAGGCTTTAACCCAGCTTCAGTCTGTCGCCGGGTTGATGGCACAGGCAGCCGTAACGGTGCCTGAGCACCTCCGCGGCAATCCGGCAGACTGCATGGCCATCATCATGCAGGCGATGCAGTGGGGTATGAACCCTTACGCCGTGGCGCAAAAGACGCACCTGGTTAACGGTGTCCTGGGATACGAAGCGCAACTGGTTAATGCGGTGATCTCCAGCTCAAACGCCATCGTTGGCCGCTTTCACTATGAGTACGAGGGCGACTGGTCGAAATGTGCCAGCAGCCGCGAGATAACCGTTAAAAAGCCTGCGAAAGGTGGCGGGACGTACGACAAGAAAGAAATGGTACGCGGTTGGGAAAGTGCTGATGAACAAGGACTGTCGGTACGGGTAGGTGCCGTTATTCGCGGTGAAAGTGATATCACCTGGGGAGAGCCTGTTTTCCTCTCCAGCGTAATCACACGTAATTCTCCACTTTGGGTATCAAACCCGAAACAGCAGATCGCTTATCTGGCACTCAAATACTGGGCGCGCCTGTATTGCCCTGCAGTTGTTCTTGGTGTGTACACCCCTGATGAGATTGAACAGCGCACAGAAAAAGAGATCAACCCAACGCCGCAACGCGTTAGCCTGGCTGATATCTCAGGTGACACCGTCACAACCACGCAAAGCGCACAGGAATCGTCGGTAAATGTCGACGCTCTTGCCGATGATTTCCGCGAGCGCATCGAGGCAGCACAGGATGTTGATAGCGCCAAAGCACTGCGTGCTGATATCGAAAGCGCGAAGGCCACGCTCGGATCTGCCCTGTTCACCGAGCTGAAGAATAAGGCAGTGAAGCGCTACTACCTGGTTGATTCACGTAACAAGGTTGAAGCCGCGATAAACTCCCTGCCGTCTCCGGATGATCCGGATGCAGCTGAACGGTTTGGGGAAGTTGAGCGAGTTCTTGCAACGGCAAAACGTCATCTGGGCGACGAACTGCACGATCAGTTCAGCATCACCTTGGCGGATATGAAACCGGAATACGTGGCCTAAGGGAGGCGGGAGGGCGAACCCTCCCGGTAACGAGATGAGTAAATCTTTAAACGCACGCTGCATCCGCCGCTGGGAAATTGAGTTCAAAGGACGTTGCGATTCGAAAGTAAGTCCTTGGTGGCGCAAACACCACCTTCGCGGTTACATCCGGGAATGCGCCCTGACAACTGCCGACTGCATGGTTGAGCGTATGGCTGAGGACAACGCTCTGGTTGATTTTCAAGGTAATGGTCGCGGCTGGTCACCGGAGTTCTCTGCTTGGTACCACGAACGCCGAGAACAGTATCTCAAAGAGGCGCGCGACTATCTAAACGAAGACGCCACCAATGACGAGATCGACGAGGAAATTCAGAACGAGCTGGAGGCCTGGAATGACTGAGCTGAATTATAACCCGGCAGACCCCGACAAAATGAAACTCCCGAAGGGTAAGACTTGCGGCGACTGCGCCCATATCCGCCGCTGTAAGACAATTTTCGGGCATACCGAAACTGATACATATTGCGATTGGTCGCCGTCTCGAGCAATTTTCCGTCAATCATCCAACCCAGATGGCGGTGAAGCATGAAACTGATTAACCGCGGCAATCAGCAATCCCCGATAGCGCGTCAGGCATGCGACATCGCGCTGGCCACTCATCACGAACGCTACGGCGACTACGGACGCAGCAAGATGAAGGAAACGTACACGGTGAGAGTTGAAGGTGTGAAGGTCTGGGTGGAGGTAGTGAACCGCAAGGCGAGCTACGTGGCCACGGCGATGACAGGCATGCGCCGTCTCCGCTCCCTGCCCGGGCAGGTTGGTTGAAAAAGATTTTGAATGGCCCGAACGGGCAACTGGAGAGAG